CCGGGTCAAGCTATCTTTGGTACAAAGTTTCCAAACGTGTCTGGTGAAAACTTACAATTGTTTGACAAGGCTAGACAGTTGGCTGATGAAAGTACTGGTATGCCATCTTTTGCTCATGGGCAAACTGGTGTTCAAGGTGTAGGAAGAACTGCATCAGGCATATCTATGCTAATGAACGCAGCTAGTGGTAGTATTAAAACTGTTGTTAAAAATATAGATGATTACTTACTTAAACCATTAGGTGAGGGATTGTTTAGATTTAATATGCAATTTAACTTTGACAAAAATA